CATAAGTAATAGTGTATTCTTTTCCTTTTGCAGTCTTAACATGTTCAGTAAGATATCCTTCCTTATATAGATTTTCTACTGTTGGAGGTGTGTCGACATTCTTATCAATCATAAAAGGTTATATCGCTTAATTTTATTTCAAATTTCAAAATACGTTGTAATAATCAAAGTTTTTCATTGTGGCCACTCTAAACAAATTACAGAAAATATTATATTTCAAAATGAATTTTTGACGATTTTTTGACGGCAAATAAAAAAGAGGGGTACCGCTATGGTACCCCTTTTACTATTAATCTAATTCAACAAGGCGTTTCAATTCGCCGTTTACAAACCACATTTCACAACGCACGTTGTTTTTATCTGTCAATGTAGCTGTATATAGGCCGTCTTGTTTTGGATTGATTTCTTCTGCGAATTCGTGGACTTTGCCCTCAAATGTAAATGTTTTCATATTGTTTACTCCTTTTATTAAAAACAGTATGCCGTGAACCGCACGGCGCGGAGATAATTGGATCACCTACCATTTCGCAAATGTATATAAAGCACTGGCCCCTTTGAAATGCTTACCTTCAAAATGTGCTAGGCTTTGAAAGTCGCCAGCTTGATAACCAATTGTTTCGTATACCTTCCCTGTCTCCATTACAGTAACGCCACCCATAATACGATGTACTTTATTAAGGTTGATTTTATACACATCAACCTTATTTTCATCTGTATTTTCTACAACTGCGGTTCTATCGCTTTTTTCTATAGCTTCCTTTGGAACGTTAGGCGATTTATCTTTGATAGCATTTTTCGTAACTACTGCCGCATCATGTAGCGTTGGCGCTTGCGTGTAATATGTTATTACAGGTTGTGCCGTTTCCCTATATGCAATAACTTCCTTCGCTACTTTAGGGGATACGTTTAACGCTTCCCCTAATTTAACCGGGTTCTTCGCCGTGGTCTGATTGATAATAACCGGTTCTTGTAGCTTTTTGGTATGCATCATATTATAGGCAAATAGACCAGCAATTACCACCAGCAACATAAGTGCTGCTACGGTGATTACTGGCGCATATCGCTTTAATAGTTGAATGATAGTATCCATAAATACCCCCTAAATAGGCCAGTTCAATACCAAATCGGCATCAAATTCTTTGCCTTCAATGTTTTCGGTAAATGTATATTGCCATAGATTAGCACCGTCATAGTCGCATTGGCTATTAAGTTGTGCGCACCAAATAGCGCAACCGCCTAACTGGCTAACGTCTAATACATTCACTAGCCAGTCATAGCTAGCGTATAATCCTGTGTTTTCGTATCCGGCTTGCCATAATTTATTAAGGAACACACTGCAAACATTTGTTAATTCTTGGCCCGTCGGCATACCACGGTCTGCCTTGTAATCGTCCGCATCTTCCATATCAAACCACACACCCATAGGCAGCTTATCAATAGTTAAGCCGGCATCATTCAATGTATTAATTACGAATTCCGCTTCATCTGCTGCGTGTTCTTCGTTCATAGCGTAGGAATAATGATATACACCAATCGCCAAACCGGCATTAATTGCGCCGTTTACGTTGTTGTAAAATTCACTATCTAAATTACCGCGCCCATATCCGATGCGGATAATAGCAAAATCAAAGCCGTTAGCTTTGACTGCACCCCAATCTACTACGCCGTTATTTTCGCTTACATCAATGCCCCTCATATTTCACCTCATAATTTAACTTTGTTTTCAATTTTTGTTCTAATCAAATCTAAAAATTTCCCCATAGATACGTTGCCGCCATCTCTTAGGTTTTCAAGAATAGATAAGAATTCGGACGAACCCAAATATAGCCATACTAGCGATACGGCGAACTGTTTTTGCCCACTCATTTCATCAAATAAAATAGCGGCTATTGTAGCCGCTACGTATGTCATAACCTTACCTATGAACCCCTTGCGCATATATTTAGATGCTATGAGTTGTTTTTCAAATGCAATCGGTATCGCCCGGTATTTTTCCCACGTGGCGATTTTCTCCGGATCATATCCGAACTCATCGACTAACATTTTATAAGCGATGCTTGCCCATTTTGTAAGCAAATCAACGAACACCAATAAAATAAACACGCCCAATATTTGAACGTGTTTTAAACCAATCACCCATATAGCCAACGCAGCAACGCTGCTCAATATTGTTTTTAAGATAAAGCTAGTTGTAAGAGAATTCCAACTATCGATTAAGAAATCTAACACTATTTGCATTATTACTCCTTTATAATCCCTAAGCCATATACCCCTCTTGCTACATTGGCTTTTTGAATATTTAGTTTGTCTAACTTTTCCCTCTTTGCATCGCTAGACATGGTTTCACTATCAATAATTTTCTTCGATGCTTTATTAATAGCCTTAAATGAATTTTGTGCATTTTTCAGTTTATTGTATAACTTAGGGTCATAGCCTTCCGGTCTCTGCCCTGTGAGTTTTAGTTCGTTATGTAGTTTTTCTTGTTCCTTAAAATCATCATATACACGTTGCACGCTATCGCTACTTTGATATGGTTTAGCAAAGAAACGGCGTATTTCCGGTAACTCCGTTACACCTTTAGTAGGGCGTTTTTCATTCGCACCACCAATAGCATCCGTTATGTCTAATCCTAATCGAGCAAGGTTGCCGCCATACCCCATAATAGTATTATCTACCTTGTATGGTGATACGTTGAATGTGTCGCCAATTTTTCGAGCCACCATAGATGTATTAGATCCGTACTGTAGTTTATCTGGTAATTTCTCTTGGGATTGAGGGACAATGTTTCTTTGTCTGAATTTAGAATAATTACTCCACCATTCCCAAATAGGAGATAAGGCCGTAGGCAGTACGTCCGGCAATAATGTATCAATTGCCCTATCACCTAAACCTTTAAAGCCGACTCCGTTTCTGCCTGTTGATTTATCGTCGAAATACTGTAACATACGTTCAAATGTAGTGCCGTATAACAGCCCTAATTCAAACGGCTTAGGTATCTTTACAAATTTATCCCCAGCCGGAATATGGAAGAATGTATCCTTTTCCCATTGTGGCAACTCTTGATACGCTGAATTATCTTTGTTTAAATACCATAATGCGATTGTAGGCAACGTGATAAACAAAGTAGATTTAATGGTCATACCTTTCGGATCATCACGCCATGCACGTACTAATTTGTCGCCGCCTTGAATGGTTGCATTAAAGAACGCTACAACTTTATTTGCAGTTTTGGTATGCGTACCGGTACGGCTGAAATCAATCGTAATATCACGGCTTGCAATAGATGCTTCACCTAGTGATTTAAGTTTTAAATTGGTTTTTGTTAAACGACTGTATAACCCTGTATATCCTTTTCTAGCATTGCTAAATTCGCCTAAACGGGTAGCCACTTCCGTTGCTTCCGATATAGCGCGCAACACTTCCATAGGATTTCTTACAACTTTTGATAATGTGGACTTACGAGAAAATAATTCTCTTAAATTTCCACTCAAATAGTCTCTATCAAGGCTTACCATAGCAGCATGAGCGCCACCACTTTTGACGTAATCCCAATATAACTGGTCTTTCTTTAAGAAATGTGCTAGCCCTCTAAATGTATCAACTACAGGCAAAAAACCATGTTTAGAGAATACGCCGGCTGAAATAGTATCACGCAAAGCATTTGTGATAGCAAAGCCAGCGGTAACAGTTGAACCAGCACGTAACCAACTAGCCGGATACTGCAATATTTTTGTTATAAAATTGCTTGTATCCTTGTTCATCATTTTCATTGTTTGCGCTAATTCCGGAGTTGTTTCATATACAACTTTTTTCCCTTTAACCCAAACAGAAAATGTATTGTCTGTAGATTTTGCCGGTCTATCTCCCCTAACCTCTTCAACAATAGTTCCTATCCCCGGTTTCTTCGCTAATTTGGCAAATGTAACGCCCACGTGGTTTCGTTCGATTGCATTGTAGAATTGGTATGTATTTTTTACGATACTTTCTAATGGATCGATAATATCACGTGTGCTGCCTTTGAACCGCTTAATAGGATTAGCCACATTGACAAACCCTTTGGAACTAGAAAAGAACCCATCCATACTCTCTGCTGAGAAATCACGGAAAAACGGAACATAATTAGGATATTTATTCCGCAATAAATGATACGTTTCCGGTTTTAATATTCCGTTGTTTACAAGTTCGGCAAGCATATAATCTTGAAAACGGTGAATGTCTTTAGCAGCGCTTTTGAATGTAGGATTTTTTTCGTACTGCTTAACGGCCGCTAAATCCTCTTTTAGTGTAAATGTAGGCATTTGGCCGTTACGATGTAAGTCTAAATCATGTAGTGCTACAAGGTAGGCGCTAAAGTCTTTGTGTTCTTTTTGAGGTATATCCTTAATAATATCCTCAAACGAACGAACGCCCTTTTCTGGTCTCCCACGCTTTATAAATTCTTCTGCTTTGCCTACCCAGCCACGAGACAACCACGCTTGCATAAACGGATTATCTTTAAATGCTATTTTTTCACCTGTGATATGTTCCACTTCCTCAACCATTTCACGCAATGGATTGAGTTCATCAATAGCTTTTGTATAGACATCACTCGCTACACGTTTAATGGTATCTTTAATATTTCCATCTTTAGCATCCGTAATGATACGTTCAGCTTTAGAGGTTCGTTCAAAGGAAATAGAACCTTTGATACGGTCTGCGCTAGATTGGTTAAACCATTTATGAGTAACATCAGATAATTTATCAACAGCTGCATTGAGTTCCTTATCATTTTTTACGGTTTCTTTGAAATAATTATAGAAAGTAGGAAATAACTTTTTGGCTCTCGCTCTATCTCCAATGTAATCATTGAAAAATTCGGCAAATCCCTCTTGTCGTACACCTTGTCTATTCAAATGATTGTACGCATTACCGAACCGTTGTCGCACCTGTCCTAATAAATCTTTATCGATAGCGGCTTGTAATCCTATCGAACTATGTTCATCGCTAAACCCATATAAATTATCAATATGATGCCCTAATTCATGGGATAGTGTGCGAATATCACCCCAATTTCCAGAACGGATAACCTGAGTTTTTGTATTATACCAACCCATAGCCCCTTTTTTGCCTAATCGTCCGGATTTCACTCTTTGGTCGAATAAATTATTAATAGTATCAATAATTTCTTTTCGTGATACATTGCGCCCAATTTCTTTTACTTCACCGGCCCCTCTTCCCTCAGCTTGTTCTAATGGGTTCATGCTGTATTGTAAATCACTATCTACAACATTAGATTTTTTAACGCCTTTACTTTCCAAATAACGATTTGCCATTGCTTCGTTGCCGTCAAAGGCTTTCACAACTGCATTGTGTACTTGCTCATGTGTTGCATTGTCTAAAAGCCGGCTTGGTTGTTGTGCGTATTTGCTCACGCCACCTTCTACCGATTCCGCTTGTAACGTTTTAAGTTCTTGCGTATCGGTGATTAATTCAGCAGCGCGATCACGGCGAACCGTTTCCATATATTCATGGTTCAAACTTTCAACCGGTACATCTAGGCTTTCAGATAATCGAACCTTAACTGCATCAAGTTCCGTTTTAGGAATATCCGGCTTAGTTGCTTTGTTTAAATCTTTCAAGATTTCTGTATTAGAATGAACTTTATTTTCTAATTCAGTCAACCGTGTTTCAGATGCATCATTTTTAACAACGTCTTTTAATTCGTTGATGATTGTTTCACGTGCTTTTAGTGGTAATTCATCAATCGCATTTTTCAAACTTACGTTTGGCGCATCTTCTTCGTATCGGAATTTACTATTTGCATCGTTTTCAACCGTGTTTTCTTGAATTCTAGGTTTTTCATCCTCTACAAATTCAGTATTCATGCGGTTTTCTGTGTGAAAATCGTTTATTTCGCCTGTACGCGTCTTTTCACCTTCGCTTTGATAGTTTATACCTAAATCATCGTTTTTAACTGATTTCTTTTCGGTATTTTCAATGAAACTATTCAAATCTGTGTGCGGATCTTCTCCTTTTACCGCATCACGTTCTATAAACTCATCCCTAAGCGGTTCTTCATGTGATGTTCTGTTGGGATCTAGGCTACTATCTTTAAATGATGTATCACGCGGGCCATTTTCATATCTCCCATAATTGCCTTTAAATGTATCTTCCGCAATTTCCATACGTACATTGTCGCGTGCTTCCGCTGGGTCTGGTCTTTCATATTTCTCGCGAACGATACGGGCCATTTCCGCCGGTGTAGCATCTGGATGCGCGCGCATAGCTTCAAGTGCAGCGCTTTCGGTGTTATGTAATTCCCATACGCTGAAATCAACCTGTGTTCTCCAATCCCACGGATCTAATCCGTTGCGTTCCGCGAATTTCAACAAGCCATTTTCGCCATTTAATCGCCCGTCAGTAAACTGAATGAGTCCGCGCGAGCCGTTGCCGTCGCCACTTAATGCCTTTGTATCAAAACTACTTTCAGCACCGATATTGCCAGTCATTGCAGCCGCTTCAACGTCGCTCAAACCGTGTTGACGATAACGGTTATATATATCTGCTTGAATGTTCCCTGTTTCACCTTCAAAGGCTTGGCCGTTCAATGCATCTTCGGTGTACGAACGCGGTTCAACTGCTGTTTCTTCCGGTACCGGTATATCTTCAAAGGCGTTATACATAACCCCTTCTTGCATATGCGGTTCTTCTTTATTAAAGCGTTCCCCTATATCTTCAAATGCATTAGATGCCTTTTCTTTGATATGTTCACCAACACGCCCCACACGTTCGCCAATGGCGCCAGATACCTTTTTAGGTGTTGCGCCTTTAATCATACCAACCGGTAAAAACACATCATCCCATAAATTAGTAGGGTTCATGGCTATATTTTTTGCGAACTCTCCCGGATCATCAACTAAACGCCCAACCGGTTCCGCAATCGGATCTACTAAAACATTTTTTGCCGTAGCAACATATTTATTCCCTAACACACCGTCCGGTGCCGTTCCTTCGTTTTCGGCTGTTGCGTTGGCGTTATACATTTCCGCCGTATCACTTGCAATCGTAGGCGCAGCAAGGACGCCCGCAGCTATTCGCACCTGTGGTGGAACATACGGAGTAATTGCTAGATATCCAGCCGGCTTACCGACTGCGGCATTGTATGCTTCTGCTCTTGCTTTGTTTAGGCCCGGTGTTGCATGTTCTTCTACAAAGTCGCCGTTATCGTCAAACGCTGAAAAATTATCTCCATTTGCTTCAATGGCATTAGCAGCACTTTTGGAATACTCCCTACCTAGATTATTTGTTTTATTTAATACATCATCTTTCCAATTTGTTAATGTATTGCCTACATTGTCGTTAATTTCTTTGCCTGTTTTATCGATCCATTCAATATTGTTTTTAACGCCATTAGCAACATATTCGGCGTTATTTTTAACGCTATCCCAGAACGTAGGCTTGGGCGCGTTGCCTACGTCATAACCGTATTCGGTTGTAATATCTTCAAAAGCGTTGTTCCCAGCCGCCTTGCCGTATTGGCTTGTAATATCATCGAACGCACCCATAGTCTACCCCTTTTATTAATAAGATTTTAACCACGATTTATAATTGCCATAACCAGCCGCATCAAGTTCCGCTGCTATCTGATCATCACTCCAGCCTTGCGCTGATAGTTCGTTCATTCGCTTGGCTACTGCTGCCTGTTCTTCGCTTGAATATGTCGGTTGACGTTTAACCGTTGGCGTTCCAGCACCACCGCCAGTAGGCGCACCGCTTAATGCGCTTTGTAATTGCCCATAATAAGGACTTTCTGTTTCTGCCTTATCTGGGTTAGCTTTCACCCATGCAGTATGCTGCGCGGATAAAGTTCTTAACACTTGCGCGTTATAACCGCTTGTACCTGTTTGTGTGGCCGTTGGTGGTTTAACGTGAGTACCTACATATTTCATGCTGCCGTCTGTGCCAACAATATACGTTTTACCGTCCGGCATAACTTTAATATTTTTCGCACCGAAATTGCCAATATTTTTCATTTGACCGTCTGGAGTCATAACGATAACTTGGCCGTTCGCAAATTGTTTTGTTTCAACCTTGCCATAACCGCCCATATCTTGAATAGTACCATCGCCCATGTTGTACCGTACAATATGGCCGTTTTGTGCGCTGCTAAACTTGTAATCCGGTTTATCAAGCGCCGCAATGGAATTCAAGTTATTCATATCAATAGTGCCGGCGCCTACTTTACTTGCTAGATAATTGTATCTTGCAACGGCCGGCGCCAACCCTTTAACCCGTTTTGTGTTGTAGGTATCTACAACCGGGTTTCCGTCTTTATCTTGCGTAAATACAAGATTATTCATGATTTGTTGGCGCATTGGTTCAAGCACTTTTTCTTGATATTCGTTGACTTGTTGCGTATACATATTATTCACATCGGTCTGATATTGTTCGTTGGCTAAGCCTTGCGCCGTCTTGAAATCAAAACCAGCTTTGACAAGGGCGAGTGTATTCGCCCCTAGTCTTTTGCGTGCTTCACTGGTTATAGTTGCTTTATCTGGTATAGAATATTGGCCCGGCGCTTTATCCTCATTGGTACTACCATTTTCTACCAATTTGGGCGCCCCACGAAAAGGGTTATTTGCCCTTTGTTGCATCATTTCTTGATACGTTTGCGGTACACCATTACCAATACCAGTATTGTTTAGATTTTCAAAGTTCCATAACCCTGTATTTTGTTGTGGTGGTTGAACTGGTGCGGCTGGTGCATCTGTGTTAGCTTGCATCGGTTGTGCTGGTGCTGCCGGATTTTGACCGTCCCATAATCCTTGATTATTCGCCACCGCTTGCGCACCAAAAGAGTTATTACGCATAGCGTTATTAATAAACTGTCCAGCGTTAAATTGTCCTTGCGTTGGCATTTGGCTTGCCATTTGTTGTGCCGGTGTCGCCTGTTCGCCACCGTTTAGCATATCTTGGTATCCATGCGCCATGCGGTTATTCTGAATTTGACCTAAACGATACCCGCCGTATCGGCCAGCCAATTCTCCGATGCTTTCCCACGGGTTATAGTCTTGTAAATAAATAACGCCCATTGTGTTATTCCTCTACTTTCTCCGATTTCTTACCTTTGGAAGTTTTCTTTGTTGTTTTTTCGTCTGTTACTTCGTCAGTATCTTCCGGGTTTTTATCTGTTGGATTGTTTGTTTCATCTGTTTCATTACCAGCCCCTTTATTGTCTTTCTTGCCGGTGTTTTCAGATAGTTTCTTTGTATCTGCAATCGCTTTCAATTCCTCTTCATTGATACCTTCCGCCATAATGCCGTTAGCATAGAAGAGATTATCGCCAGTACATTGCAATTCATATACTTGTTCTGTGATACCTGTTGGCTCACATACCGTAACAGGTTGATAGCCATGTACCGTCATGATTGGTTCACCGATTTCAAGTGCTTCAACCTGTTTCAAACCTTCCGGAGTGAGTACTTTTTCACTACCTGTGGTTGTAACTTGACAATCAATCGTTTCAAGGCGATGTGTTTCTTTTTCGCCCATATCATGCAATTCAATTACATCATTAACGGTATTTAAAGAAATAACATTATCACCATTAACAAAACTTTCGATGACTTTGCCGCCTTCTGGTGTTGAAATTTGCGTACCCGCTACGAAACAAAAACCTTTCATAAGACCTCCTAAGAATCCGCCGTTACCTTGCTTAACCATTGTTTGTGCCGGTTGTGCTAGGCCGTAGCGTAATGTCATATATCTGTTTAATAAATCCTCTTGATCCGCATTATTTAACTGGCTCATAGAATAATAATCCTTAGCCGGTTGAGTAGATGCACTTTGTGTTGTAGCGCCGGTATTAATAGGGTTTTGTGCTAACCCTTCACGTTGGCCTACTAACCCCGCTGCGGTGCCGGCGTTATTCATTTGGTTTGTGTATCCTTGGTTTAACAAGTTAGCTTGATTTACGATGCCATTTTGTTGGTTGTTATAGGTGTTACCCCAAAGGCCCATTTTTGCACCGATACCACTCAAACTATTGTTAAATGCTTGCGAATTAAGCGCCGCTGCTTGGTTTAAATCATTTGCATATTGTGCCGCAAGTGTATTTGATGCGTTCTTGCTAATATCGTTCAATGCATTATCTGTGATTGAAGAATTAACAATACCGCGACTGGCTAAGCCAGAAACCGCATTACCTACCGTAGCCTGCAAATCATTATTTAACGCTTGTCGTCTAGCATCTGCATAAGCCGTAGGAAGTTGGCCATTAGTAATACTATCCATTGCGTTTTGATTTTTCAATAACGCGCCGTTGTATTCATTCGCTAGTTGCCCCGCTCCATTGTTCATAGCATCAACGCTGGCCCCTAACTGATTTGCATAACGTGTGTTATCCGTTAAGTTCTTGGCGCCAGCCGTTGCCACTTGATTTTGCAATGATGCTAGTGCATTTTGGTTGTCTTTGTTAGTCCCCAAATATGCATTGTACATTTGCTGATATTGCGGACTAACTACATTATTTAAGGCTCTATCGCCCATACCTTGCAAGGTATTAGCGCTTTGATTGGTTCTATTAATCCAATCCATTTGGCCTTGTAGTAGTTGCTTTTCTTCGGGGCCGGCTGCCGGTAGGTTAGCACCTATGCTTTGTACCTTCGATTTCTTACCGCCCCCGAATAATTGCAAGTCAAAAGTGAACATGCTTTTCCTTTCTACAAAGTAGCTTCAAGGTGTTTACGCACCGTTTTCAACACTTTGTAATTAAAACCATTATAGGTATAGTCCATAGTTGGAACGCGTTCCATTTTCCACTTTTTAATGAAACCGCGCACACTTCGATGTGTAGCCGTTACAATTACATCAAGATCATTCAACTTCATCACTTCAACAATATATTTGCCTATGACTTTCATATCACCGTATGTCTGCCAGATAGTAAAATACCGTTCGCCCTCATATTCGTTGATACTCCAGAATAGAAAACCAGCATTTGGGAAGAATTTGAAATAGTAATTGTATTTATCTTTGTAGTTGTTATTTTCATCGAAATAAAAACCACTTAGACTAATACGTTCACCTGTGCGCCGTTCATAGTCTTTTATCATACGTTCAAGGCTATCTAGTTTCATGTCTAATCTCCTATTCGTTCGATTGAGTATTTAAAAGGGGAGTCCGAAACAAAATAACCGCCATTGATACTATTGTCAAAAATACCTTGTATCTCCAATCTATAGTTAACGATTTTGGAAGCTGATATTTTTATGGTTACTATAACCATTCTGTTTTCATTACTCGTTACAGTTACATCGTATAATCTGTATTTTTGGTATTCCATACTTATTTTGTACTTACCACGTGGAATGAATATAGTTTTTGTTTCTGTAAATGAACCAGTTACTTTTTTATTCCATGTAATCGTTTGGAAATCAACCGGATTATATTGTACAGAATACTCACGACCGTTAATTTCCGCTTTAAGCGGTGTTGATGTGTCGCCATATCGTGCATAATATTCTTTACCGTTAAACGGAACAGAAATAAATTTGCCACGAGTAACGCTTTTTTCTTCATGCAGTCCGAAACGAAATGTTTGACCGCCTTTTTCAAGTACTAGGTTAGGCATATTATTCCACCTTTAATTTAGCGCCATTTGGAAATGTTAGCGTGTTATTGTTTTCAAACGTTGCAATACGTTGCCATGCTCCAGCATCATTTGAGTCATTATCAAACCGAATAAAGGCAGCTTTACTGTTAGCAAAATAAAGCTGCGTACCTAATACACGATTATCTTCTGCATTCCATGAGAATATAACGCCAGTTCCCCAGCACTTGGTATCCCAAACGCGGTAGTTATTACATTCACCAAAGGTAAAACCACTATAACCAATTTTGTTTTTAGCGTAATAATCTAAATCAATCGAACCGTTAGAAAGGCCCGGTACCTTTAACGTACCCGTCATGGTATCACCAGCCTTTTTAACGCACGCTTCTGCATTTTTTGCCGTATCGGCAGTTTTTGCATGTTTTGCTTCGTCTGCATTAGTTGCATGCTTAGCTTCATTTACTATATCCGTTTTCTTGTAATAGGTTTCGCCTAATCCATTTATAGTATCAGTGATCGCTTTTAGTGTACGTGTTGGATTGTTGGTAAAGTTTTCATCACCAGCTATCTTTTTAATAGCTTCTGCCATTTGATTAAGAATATCTGTAATTAAGTAGTCTTTACCATCTACCCTACGTTTACCAATTACCGCATCGGTTGCCGTGTTAGCAGCCGGATCATAATATTTAATTGACTTTACACGTGTGGCATCTGTTACGGCTATAGCTACTACTACACGTAAAATGCTTTTCCAATATGTACCTGTGTACACATTCATTTTTTCGCTTGTAGTACTATAGTACATTTTATCTGTTGCCGCTTCCGGTGCGTTTGATTGTCGCAATGGTTCAAGCGTTGTACTGCCATAACTTAGGCCCCCAGATGCAGAGCGTTCAACATACAAATACGATGTGCTATTGGCCGGTAGGCTCCATGCACTTTGCTTACGTGTTACCGTCTGCACATAATCAACCGCGCCATAATCGTTGAACCCGTCAGCGAATGACAAAAGAACTGGTGTTTGACTACCGTCAATCATCACGCTTAAATTATCACCAGTCAAAAAGGAGAATTCACCGTTGCTAACCTTGCCGCTTAAAACCCTATTACGTAAACCGCCGCCAACACCACCAGCACCACCGCCACCGGCTTTTAAGTCCATTTCTTTAGCAATATTTAATAATTCGTTCCGGTTTTTCTCTATACTTTCCGGTACTGTATCGCCCTGTGGTGTAATATCCAAAGGGTATTTTTCTTTATAAGCCATATATTATACTTCCTCGTATGTGTAATCTAACTGGCGTAATGAAATAGCGCCCTTTTGAACATTGATTTTGAATTGTACATTACGGTTAGCACCGCCACCGATTTTATACGCCTTCGTGTATTCATTGACATTCATCAACGCTTTATAATCGTAGGTCTTAAAATTAGCATAGTAGGTTTTAACCGCTTTACTAGCGAATTCAATCGGCTTAGGCTTCTTGTTTGAAATGCCAATCGTACCGTATCCGGGTATTAGGTTATGTGTTACAAAGTTATAGTTCATAATTAATATGAATTGTCTTGTTGCAAGCCTATTACCGCTTACTATTGATGTCTGAATTTGTACGTTATCATCGGTATCTATGGTTTCGTCAAGAATACCGATTTTATTGCCATAGGCTATATATACTTCTTTATCCACGTTCACCGCATCATTGATGTTGTGCGTGAATTTACGCGATGTAAACACGCCCCGCCCGTCCTCATATCTAGGTAAATAATGATAGATAAATACTGTATCGCCGTTATATGGCTTTATCCATATTTGTTTTCTACTGGATATATGCCACACTTCGCAATCTTTCGTTATGTACTTTAACAGGTATGAATTGATATTTAAGCCAGTTTCAAACGGTTGTATTTCTGCGTAGGTATTAGTAGGCATAAAAGACATGAAGCCTTGATTGCCTAGATAATAGCTACGATCATCAACGCTTATCGTCGCCCCGTCGCAATAACCTGTAGAGGATAACGGGTATACAGTTAAATTCTGTGCATCTGGTGTGCCAATTACTTGATACACACGGCCATATTCCTTATATACGATAATTGCACGTGATAAGAAATCAATGGCAATAATGCTGCCTTGGTCTTTATACCCTACATCTACATATTGCGCACTAGATGTATCATTTGAGTTGTGAGTCCATGCGTTATAGTCGCCTACGGCTGACCAATTTAACCGGTGCGAATGAGTAGATGCAACAAGTACACGCCCAGAATGACTTGAAACAATATCACACACAGGACTTTCTAGCGTTGCTAACTTACCAGCACCAGAAACAACTTGCAGTTTATCACCACTAGCAATAAGAATATCACCACCAAATGCATGATATTTAGGCTTTCCCGCCCCATTTAACGCGCCCAGTAATTTATTGGTACTGAAATCAGTTTCGTATAGATTACGACCACTAGAAAAGTACCATTTGTTACGGTACACATCATAATACAAGGTTTCTACAGGCAACCCAAAATCATACAATACACGAACGCCCGGAACAGTACGGAGTGCATTATCCGTTCTATCAAATTCGCATTGTCTAGCCTGTGTTAAGGCTTGCACATCGATATTTTCCGGTGGGTTACTCCAATCAAGGCCCAATCTAAAACCATTTGTCATGGCTACTTGTTTTACGCCCATTATGTTATACCCCGTGCCACCTTAATTTGTTCCGTGATGTAGTCAATAAAGGTCTTATCATAAGCAGCATAATCAGTCATAAGCGATTTCTTTTTAACCATGAAAGATACAAGCTGCACTAGATATTGATAAAAGAATTCAGAAAACGGAATAGTATCATCTAATTCGTCAACGTGATTTTTACGCACGCTATAAAATACTTGATTAACCGTTTCACCGTCATACGTTTCAAATGTTCCATTGATGATGCGGATAGGATACCCTGTTTTAGGTACAAACCCCATGAAATCAGAAGGAACCGCCCTTTTATCCGGTATATCCATATTTTTTACTACTTCACGATCTTTAATGCTAACTAAAATAGTAGTTAGCCAGTCGATAGCGGCGTTAATGTACTGGATATATTCTAATTGTTCGTCAAGAATTTCGTTTGACTCTACATTAACAAGAGTAATCAATTCGCTTACGACCATAGTTCCAATACCCTTCCGCAATTACGCAATCATTACCACCTAAACCATTATTAATTGATTGCAACGCATTAACCATATTTGCTGAAATTCCAGAAATATCAAGGTTCATTACACGATATACGATATAATCAACTAACAATGTCTCTAGTTCCGCTGGCAAGTCGCTTTCATCTTCAAGCATCTTATATCCAGCAGTCTTTATATAATCAACGGTGATTTTTTGCTCTTTGTCCGCATCAAATACAACCGTTTGTAAATTCAATACTTGATACCCTTGTACTTCCGCATCATCTGCCTTGACACTCAATATGCTGATGCATTGAAACGGTAATACAATTCGTCCGCGCCCCTTACCTTCAAAAGTACCTCTTGCAAGGCTTGGGCAATATTGGCCTATCAGGGCATTTAATAAGTGATTACCTTCGTTGTAATACTCCAACAAATAATACGGAGTATATTGTTCTTGCGAGGTATCGCCTATTTGCATGAACGCCCTATTGATTATGTATTTTACGTTCATATTCACCCCATATAAGAATAAAGGCGGGTGTTACCCCGCCTAGACCTTTGAAATTACGCTTCTACTACGCCACCAGTCATAACATTGATTACGCCGTAATCTTTGTCGTTGAATTTGGATTTTTCAATCGCACCATAGAAAGCAATACCGTTACCTTCTACGTTGCCGTAGTCGTCCACTTGTTTGATATGTTTAGCTGGGCGAGATACCGCAAAGCATGCCGCTTGTTTACCCAATAACAAGTTATGACATACGTTAGCACTAGATGCGCCTGTTTTGTCATTCAAAACTCGTTCGTATTCGTACAAAATAACACCGTCATATTCGCCTAATGCGCCAGTGAAGATAGGGTTTTTAGAACCGCGAATATTAGCGTTTTGTTGTGCTGCAAGCCATTTTGCATCATCTTTCAAATCACGAGCCGCCCACGTAGATACTAACATGATGTATTTATCCATACCATCCACTTTGATTGGGGCAACTTTTGGCCCGTGCATTTTTGCTTTACGTTTCGCACGAGAGATAAGCGTAGTAGTCAACTTATCATTTGCCGTGATAGATGCTTGCGTACCAGCCGCGGAAGCATACAATGTTTCACCAGCGGTAGGAGATGCGGAAAGTTTAGCAATCAACTTGTTATCTTGCCAATCAGCTAACCATTGTTTTAATGCACCTTTGATTTCTTTTAACATGTCATATTGCGTTTTTTGGTCGTCCGCTTCAAAGCGAGATACCGCATTACGTACTAATTGAGTTTGTACGGTGAAGTCGTAGATATTCAATGTTTCTTCGTTACCGGTCAATGTTGCACGGTTACCTTCAACGCCAGCACCGCTTAAATTCATCATCAATCCGAATGTAACTGCATCACCTTTGACGCCTTCTAAGTCTTTGTTTTTGTGTACAACGTTAGATCCGTCAAGTGCGGTGAACTTATCGAAGAAAGACTCTTTTAAGCCTTCATGCCACACTTTTTTAGTCCAAATCTTAGGGACTAACGCCGCTGGAATAGTAACTTGATTTTTTTGATCTGCCATATTTTACCTCTTATAATTCGTCTAAATAATCGCGTATTTCCTTGGGCAATGCATCTAAATTGCCTGTGTCATACGCTTTTAAAATATCTTCTTCCGTCACCTTGTTAGGTGTAGGAACACCACCGTTTAGCGCACCAGCTTTCGGCAATGTCGCTGCTACTTCTAGTGGGTTGTTCGGAACTTCGGTACTTGTTGCCCGTTCATTTTGCAATTCATCAACAAATTTTCTAATGGTTTCAAAATCGGCTTCGGTACCTTCGCCAATGTCAACGCGATAAAATGCATCGTTAATCGGTTGTGCATCGCGCATCGTCATTCCGTTTAACTTATCTAAACCGCGTTGATACAACTCGTTAAAGTTTGGTAGCGATTTAATTTCATTTACGAAATTTAGATTAGTTTGTCGTTGTTGGTGTACTGCGATTTGCTGATTAGTAATTGCATATTCTGCATTGGCTTCAAAACGAATGAAGGCGTTATACTTTTCAGCATCTTCAAACATCAAACCTTCTAAATCTTCCGCCGTCATATTGAAACGTTTCAGCGCTTCGCGACGTACAAAATCACGAATATTTGATACTTCTTCTTTCGGTAACTCAATCGGTTTTTGTTGCGCTTCAAATTGTCTAGCGCGTTCTTCCGCCGCTTTACGTCTTGCGCGTTCCTGTGCAAGTGCCGCTTTTAAGTTCTGATCGTTCGCATGAGTTTCTTCCGTTTCTTCGGTTGTTTCTGGCGCTTCCGGTTCTACTTCCGCATCATTCGCATCACTTTTCGGTGTTTCAGTAGAGGGAACATCGTTTGCACCTTCCTGTGTATTCGTTTCTTCGGTTGTATCTTCCAGTTCTACGCCTGCGTTTTCTAAATCTTCTGGAGTGAAACCAGCTTCTTCGATGTTTACTAAATCTTTTTCCATATCAAATACTCCTTATTGCCTTTTTACGTCATTGCTGGACGAATATAAGAATATGGCAGTTTAACGCCGTTGCTTAGGGCGAATATGTAAGTGCAAGTAGTTTAACGCCATTACTTAGGGCGAAATATAAAAAACGCCCCATGTAGGAGCGTTTTATTATTGTGTTGATAGTTTATATTACATACTGCCTAAATCGTTCATAGGCGGTAAAATTGGCGGTGCATTTTGAATGTTTTGTTGTCTACCTTTCAAGGCTAACCGTTCCGCCATAATTTGTTGCGGCGAAATTTCAACGCCTAGCGTTTGTAAGTACATGCTTAATGCTTCTGCTGGCATATCATCTAGGCTACCGCTAACACGCAATTCTGGCATAGCTGGCTTTTCTGCCGCTTGCTGAATACGCTTCTTGACGGCTTCTTTTTCTGGGAAGTCCATGAAATCAAGAATAATATCCATAGGAATATCAACGCCGGATTTCTTAGCTTCCAATAATTGATAGAGGTTCGCACGTCTTGCCGTTGCGCTTGCTTGGCTGGTGCTGATTACAATATCAAAATCAAAGCAGCTTAAATCATATAGAACCTGTTTGATTGGATTGCCTTCCGCATCACGTTGCGGCTGACCTAGTGCATCAGTTATAACCTGTTCTTGCATTGGTTGATTAAGGCCCGGCGCAATCTGTACAAATTCCTTTTGTCCATCATCGCCCATAATGCGCATTGCTTTATCTTGATTATAGAATTGAGGAATTAACCCCGGAGCGTTCTTTTCGCCCCATAATAACTTAACAATTTGGCGTTCTGCTTCTTTCGCCTGTTCAAATATGCCAGCCGTTTGAACAGTTGTTACAGATTGACGGAGATCGATTGCTTTACCACTCATATTGCCTACGCTACCGCTTAGACTTTCCGGGGTGATACCACTGATAGAATAGAAATCATTACTTGCCTGTTGTTCAAGGCTTAAATTGATATTGCTATCCATTGCCGGCGTTCCGTCTTGGAATGTTGCATTCGCCGGCAAGAAGATGTTCGCACCCGGTTTATTGCTATCACGCTTGATAATCTTTTTAAAGTTATCATCTGTGACACCACTCCAGAACTTAACGCCTAAAGATTGTTGATTAACAACGTGCATGCGTTGGCTACGGTTTTTATTTAATTCCCTTTGTGCATCTTTAATATCACGCACTACGCCAGCCGGTTCTAGTTCATCATCTGCTAGTTCACCGGTATAGTAACAATATTCACGCACTAATGGAAATTTCCCGTGCTTATACGGACTTTCACCCTCTTCAAGTAGTACATCATCGGCAAATGTCGCATATCTGATTTTAGTATCTGGTATGCTAGTAGGCTTTTTGCCAATAGCCATTAATACGGAAAACAAAGGATTTTCTTCGTCAACCAAACCCTCTTTTGTCATAAATACGTGTTTCTTGCCGTATTCCTTATACCAATATTGCACTACACGAATTTTATTATAGCTATTGTTGTACCAAAGGGCCTCACTGTCTACCGTTTCAATAACGCCGGCTTCTTGTTCGGTATCATCATATTTATGTCTAAGTGTATCGATTTCATTGGCTTTATCCGGATATACTTGCTTTAACTTTGCCGTACCTTCCCAGCTATACCGGCCAACATATTGAGCATCGCTTAAATCATCTTTTTTACATTCGGGATCTACAAACGCATCAAACGGAGAAACACGTTCAATTTGAATAGTACCGTCTAGCTTCGTATAGTCGAATTCATAGCTAACCCAATAATTAGCCAAACCACAAATAATCTTATCTCTAAAACATTTACCCTTATTACGTTGATAATTTGCGCGGTCTAAGCAGTATTTTGTAATACCTTTAGCCACTCGACTGATGCGGTCATCTTCTTCACTACGTGGTAAGAAGTCCGGTTCTGTTTCGTTCTGTGATGCATAACCGCATAACAGATTAATAACCGGTCTAATTCTATTAATCGTAATCGCTGGCCGTCCAGCTTCACGCATTTTAGTTAAATCAGCATCTTCCCATTGCTTTCCTTGCATAAATGCAAAATCTTCGGCAGCGGCCTTGCGCCAGTCTGACGTGGCTTCTAATGCTTTTTTAACATTGTTTTTTGCTTCGTATATATCAAATGTTTGTTCTATATTCATTATTCCACCATTTCAGAACCATAAATCATATCGTACATTTGCTCTATTTGCCATTGTGGCATCGCTCGTGCAAATTCTGCTAATTCTTCATCGGTGTATTTAGCCGGAATAATCACGCCCTTTTCTTCGTGTTCGCCATATTCCGACTTTAGCACCTTATAGGCGTAATCACGCAACGCCCTTTCACTCATACGCCCCATGCAGTTACTTTCCCTTCTGTATCATCATCATATCTATAACCATCATTAAATGGTTTCTCCGGTTTCTTAGGTGTGATAGGTCTACTCATGCAAAAATATCTAAACTCATCATATGCATGATCCTCTTGTGTTGTATCAACATCTTCCGGCTTGCTTTCGTCATATACTAATTCCGGTAGTGTTCTTAGAATATGCTTACACGTAGAAAAGAATTTGATTTTCTTCTCCCTTAGGTAGGTATGAACCATCATCTTGCCCGGAATGCGTTCAGAATTAGACCGAGTAAAATTAATTCCATGACGTGCAAATATTTCGGCGATAGACTCACCTTGAATGCTCCACTTCATGCGGTCGTCTTTCTGCCATATCGCTCTATCAGCTATATCATATGCATAGGTTTCACCCTCGCTTAATCTAGCCATTTCGGCAGCCACTTCATCGGGTGTTAGTTTCAAACCTACATCCGGCTCACCTGTGCAACCGTAATATTCACGGTAGCAATGCGCAACACCTTCATAATCAATAGCGTACCAATGAATACTAAACGGTTTACTAAAACCCCAGTCCATTGAACGAACCCTTGTCCAACCTTGCGGAATTTCAAAAGGTTCTTCTACATGGACACTTCGATTGAATTCGGTGAATACTTGCCCAATGAATACATCCCAATCACCATACAAGAACGCTTTCTTTTCCTGTTCTGGCAATGCTTCCAAACGCTTTACATAGTTAGGGTCATTTTTCATTAATACATAATTGTCGTATACCTGAGCCGGAATAAATACTTTTTCAAGTCCTGTGGTCTGATCTATCACGGTTTTCTCGCCGTAATCTGTCGCTTCTACATATTTACGTTTTACCCAACCATGACCACGACCACCGGGGTTACAACTACCACGAAAACGAACAGGAAACCCTTTAGCGCTACGAAGGCAAGCCGTTAATAATTCGGCCGTTCGTTCTGTATGTTTGGTTAATTCATCAATGCCTAAATAATCAAACTCTTGACCTTGATAACCCTCGGCATCTTTATCGTTCTTCACATAGCGGAACAATACTTGACTGCCATTCTTTAATGTCGCTATGTGTTTCTGGTCGGAATACTTATATAATTCCGGCGGTACGCTTCGTATCCATTCACGGATAACATTGGCTTCTAAATTCGGATATGTTTCACGGAATATATAACAATGGCTACCCGGATAGGTTAAAGCATAAATGAACACGTCCATAATCAATGACTTTGTTTTTCCGCCACCACGAGCGCCACCATACACCGCATACGGTGCCGTTGTATTGTGAAATATATTTTGTTTTTCGTTTGGCTTATAGTCAATCGTTATTTCCATTTTTGATAGATTTATACAAAAAATGAGATATATCGCCGTGGATATACCCCATTTCTTGATAGTTTTATACAATTCTCAGTTATTTTTTATTCATTCCGGTAAATACTACCTTGATAGCTTCGCCATCTGTGCCGCTAATTTCTTGCTTATCCGTAAATAGCTTATAGCGTTTGCCAATCAATTCAGCCGCTTTTAGCCTATCGTTCAACGCCGGATCTAATCCAAACTGGTCTGGAATATCACCACGCATCGTACTAGACAAAAACTGCATTACCTCGTCAGTATCAGCAATACTATTTTCTTTCATTTCTGCTAGTCGTTCATCTATATATTGTTTTACGTCAACTTTTTTCAACAGTCGACTACCAGCCGAATACGCCGTTCGTTCACTATAACCAGCCTTTATCGCTGATTGTGTGGCGTTCGTAGTCTTTAGCCATTCCTCAGCAAATATTAACTCTTTAGGCTTTAATTTAATATCACTCACTACGTTCACCACCTTTCAACACATTAACTAAATATATTAACAACTCATGCGGCTTTGATGTAGCGTATTCAGCCACTTTTTTAAATAACTGCCCCTCTTTGAATGGGTTTTGTTTATACTTCTCTGGGAACGCTCTTGCGTATTCTGCTTCGCTATACATGCGACTTACGATATATACTTTAAATGGCTTATCCCACTTACTCCATGATTGGCGAGTATCAATAACATACCTTAAATCTTTTTTAATTTGTAATGCCGTAATTACCTTTTTAATTTTAGGCATGTAGTTCATTGATATTCACCCCCTATCGCAATATATTGTTATCTTTGCTTTTCATTCTTCTATGTGATCGTTGGCATATTCCCGCGTGCTGCTTACTGGCGTGTTGGCTAGTGCAATATGTTTGGCATCGTCCGTTATATTCGATTGTTTCAGCCGTACATATGCCGTGCTTATCATTGTTTAAGCAATGCTTTCTATCGCAATGAATTTGCGTCATATTGCTATCCTCTCAAATAATCACATTACACATTTCGTGTAATTTTAAAAAACACGGTTGACGTGTCGCAATCACCGTGTTATACTCTAATCAAGGTAAGGGGAACAAGCCCCAATAGTTAATCACAAGGAGAAATAAAAAAATGTACACACTAAAAGACTTGAACTCAAATCAAATTTGGAACTTCGATAACCAATCACAAGCATCTGAATTTATTTCAACTATGTCATTCGGTTTTGAATGGCAATTACTAGACAATAACAATCAAGTTATTGCAACTCACTTTTACGAATAAGGAGATTAAATAATGCCCACTTCAAACAACAAAATAAAAGAGGCCCGTTTAAAAGCGGGTCTCACTCAAAAGGCTGCAGCTGAATATTTAGAAATGCCGCTCCGCACCTTCCAAGATTGGGAATACGGTTCTAACGCCCCTAAATATGTAATCAATATGGCGGTTAAAATGTTAAATGCAATTAAAAAGAATAAATAGGAGAATAAAACAATGCAAATGACTATCCAAGAAATTAAAAACGCGATCAAATACAACGAACTTAATAATATTGAAACACTTCAAGCTACCTATACAGGTATCAAACACAATAATGACGGTATAATTCAAATGCTAGGTTATGACGATTTAAGCAACATTATTATGATGCTTCGTTATATCGCCGAAAAGTGCGAGCTACTCCGCCAACACACCAACTCTATATACGATGCATTCGCCGCTTTTAATCTACGTGAAACAATATTCGATACTATAGATGAGTACCAACAAGAAATGAATAATCAAATACGCCATATGTTAGCCGCTAGATAATAGCGGCTTTTTTAATTAATCAAAACCGAACACGCCACAACTTAATGTGATCTGACATCAAAACAATTTGGGTTAATTTGGTCTAAAACCTTTACATAATAAATGCAGCATGTTCAGTTTTCAATAATTAAATATTACTTTTATACAAGAAATGGGATATATCGCCGTGGATATACCCCATTTTATTTTTGTTTTATTCAGTTTGTTTGTATGTTCTATACAAGCGCTGACAATCTATAAAATCGTACAAGTAGTTATGTTATTAGGAAAGTACATATTTTAACAAGGATCGTATCTCAAATGGCATGTGTTCGTTGAAGGAATTTAACGCCAGCGCCTGTATACAACACGCAAGGGGAACGGCCCAATGTTCCCCGTTGTGTTGCATGTTTATCGGGAGAATTAGTCAATGTCTTTAAAAGCTACATATGACACTATAATTATACTATATTATGCTTTTCCGCATGCTTCCGATATAGTCCGATGTAGTCCGACTTGTACCGTTTTAGCAGTATGCATGCTCGGGTAATATGTATGATGCAAATAATACCCTACCTTGACGAGTCCAGCCGTCTTTAGTTCGCTCGCTTGCGACTTTTCCAGGTCTGTAAAGTATCTGGCGTGTTTAGCACTCTTACCGTCAACATATTCACGCATCAATAATATATTTTCCTTGCCTTTAGTGCATGTATTGATGATATCCGCTGCGGTTTCCCTTTCATCAATCAACGCCCCTATTTCCTTTTGTACTGCATCACGCTTGCTTTCAAGGCGTATAATTTGTTGTTCCAGTCCGCCCGGTGTTCCGCCACCTGTTAGGCGTTCTTTGGAATAATCAACGGCACCTATAGTGGTGATGTCTGATTGCAAATGCTTTAGATCTTCTTTCAATGAGTTAATCTTCATTGTGATTAATTTAATCGGTTCTAGGTACTCTTTGGCTAACTCTCTATACTCTTTATCCGTCATATATTCCCCTTTATTTCATGTTCTTAACTGTTTCCCCTAGCATGTTCAAATAGTCCTGTAAATTGGTTTTGATAGCATCATTCACAATTTGGATATTGTCAGTTGTTACATAGCTGGCAATTAGCATTTTATACATCGCATCTTTAGTCGGAACTAATACCGCGATCATACCACTAATTAGAAACGCCGCAAATAACGCAATTATTTTTCCTTTGTGTGGTTTAAGTTGTTCCCGTGCATAATCATCAATGATATACATAACACCAGTAACAAGCGTTATGAACGCCAATGTAATAAAAACAAGGTTATTTATCACATCTAAATTATGCAGCACCTCAATTAAGTATAGATACATCGGATTAATAATAGGCATTATGCATTTCCCCTTTCGCCCATTCTTCTTTTTCCTCATTCCATTCAAATCTAACTTCATTTTCTAAATAAAAGTTATCATCTTCATCAAAACCATAATTCTTATCGTACTCAATGGCTTTACCGATACAGAACACAGTTTCTTCGCTTTCAAATGCCAACTGGCACAAGAAATCAAATGCATCTTGATAACTTTGAGGGGCGATGTAGAAATCTGAGTGTTCAACGTAACCGCTATAGTTACTCATGCAAATCTCCCATTCTTCGTTATTTCATAATCGCTTTTTAATTTAAGGTTATCGTCATCTAAACCACGTATATTTTCAATTTCTGCTCTAATTTCAAGTATGTTTAAATACTCTCCCATAATAGCCTTTTGCCTACGCAACAAATCTATAGGACACGTTGGTTTAAAATCTAAAGTTCCAGCATCATATTTAACAATCATTCTGTGTAGTTTGTTATAGCGCTCTTTTAATCCCTTATACTCTCCTCTAAATCTAGCTTGCCATTCAGGTTCACTAATACTTAATTCATTTTTATTTTCTTCGTTCATTTTACTCACCTCTTATGATAGGGCGGATATTTCACCGCCCACCTTTCTTTACCTAAAATAACTATTTACCAGTACTACCGATACCACCAGAACCGCGCGCCGTTTCGGATAATTCACCAACTTCTAACAAATTCAATGCGCCAACTGGTACAAGGATACCTTGCAATAATCTATCACCTTTTTTAATTAGATACGCATCATCGCTGGTATTTTTAAATATGCCTTTAATTTCCCCGCGGTAATCTGCATTAATGACACCAAATGAATTTGGAATGACTAACGGAGTTTTACTCATGCTAGATCTTGGTGCGAGCATCAACATATACCCCTTTGGAATTTCCATTGCTAGACCTAGCGTTACATATTGCGTTTGATGCGGTTCGATAACTACACTTTCCGGTTGGTAAAAATCCATACCGGCAGCAGCTGCACTACCCATTTTCGGTAACAATACGCCATTCATAAACCGCTTAATCTTGATTGTGTTCTCTTCTTCACGACCAAATACAAACTTCTTTAACTTACAGATTAAACCCATTTAATATCCCCCTATTTTAAAAGTTGTTCTAATACGGCGTTTCGCCTATCCATGATGCGAATTTCTGCACGCGGGTTTTCTTTATCAATGCCAGCTATGCAGCTTTCACCATATGAACATATCCATTTATCATCATCGATCACACCGACTTTTGTTAAAATATCGCTTGTTGCCTGTAGCAGCCCGATTAAATCCGGCCAACTTCTTTTATTTGGTAAATAGTATTTACATTCAACAACGACGATGCCAGATACATGCAGTTTCTTCCCAGCTAACTGCCATATGCAAATATCTTCATAATTCTTATAGGCTTCTGACGGTATTATAATAGGCTTTCCATTTCTGGATATAATACGGCCGCTATTCTTTTTAGTCGCTGGGCGCCCCTTTAAAGTAATATCAATTACACTCATTTAACGCCCTTTCTGCCAATAACACATCATTTTTTGGATAGCACCAATAATAGTTATCTTCACGGTTCCACGACGTCTGCCCATTCGTAAAGCAATGTACAAGTCCATTTTCGTATTTTGCAAAATAAAGTTTGTTTGTTTTAAGTAAAGTTTTTGCAATAACTGGTGTATCAACTGGTACTTTTTCCCATTCCACAATACCTAATAAGCTGGCAATGGAATATTTCTTTTTACCGGCTCCCAACCCTAGTGCCTTACATGGAATACGTGGCGTATGCTCACGCACTTTAAAATGTCCGCCGTTTTCAATAAATGTAGGATTTACGAAATAGGCGTATACACCGATGATTTTAATATCACGATAGCCTTCATCG